CCAGAGCCTGAGCCACAACCTCAGCCTGAACCAGAGCCTGAGCCGGGTGATACTGATGGTGATGGTGACGATGATGATTCTTTTGGTTTTACAGACGGCGCAGTAGTTGAGGGTGGTAATGACTTTGGTATGTGCCCTGACGGAGTTACTCCAAGGGCAGATAAACAAGGAAGTAATTGTTTCGCTGCAACAAATCCATGTGAAAGCTCTGACTATGCAGAAGCCAACCCGGTTGAGTGTGCTAGTTTTCTTACTCCAGATCCAGACCCAGATCCAGACCCTGATCCTTCGCCAGTAATACCTCCTGAACGTGCAGAAGGTAGTTTATGCGAAACCAATGGGCAAGAAGGAGTTATCCAAAACGGTATCTGTGTTCCTACAGAAGTTGTTGGGCCAGGGGGGTTTGATCCGCAACCTAACTTTGGTTTATGCGAAGACGGTGTAACGCCAAAGCAAGATGACCAAGGCACTAACTGCCCTGACATTGTTATAGACGACCCTGAAGAGCAAGTATGTGATAACGGTGCAGACGACTGGCCGCTATGCTCTGAATGTTCGGATGGGTCAAGGCCTAGCGACCATGAAGGAGGCCAATGTCCGGGCGAAGTAATTATAACTCCTGAACCGGAACCCGAACCTCAGCCTGAACCAGAACCAGAACCTGAGGTAGAACCAGAGCCAGAACCTCAGCCAGCAGCAGGTGGCGGTGGTGGTGGCGGCGGAGGACGCTCAGGAATGCTATCAGGCAATGTAGACTGGGCAAGACAACCGTTTACTGCTGTAGAGTACCGTGCCCCAACCAGAGCTATTAACGTGCTTAATAACTTTATTGAAACAGAAGTAACACAATCTTTGGTACAAAACAGTGCCCAAAAGAAAGGAATGTTTGACGTATGACATACTTAAACTTAATGAATGGCGTACTACGTCGGATGCGTGAAGACGAAGTAAGTACGGTTAATGAATCTACGTACTCTAAAATGGTTGGTGACTTTATTAATGACGCTAAAAGAATTGTAGAGGATTCTTGGGACTGGTCAGCACTTAGGACTACCTTAACAATTACTACTACTGCTGACGTTTTTAATTACGTTTTAACAGGCAGCCAGAACAGAATTAAAGCGCTTAACGTAATCAATGATACAGCTAATTTGTTTATGGAATACAAAACAGCTACTTTCTTTGATGAAGCTTACTTAATATCTGATCCACGCAAAAGCGCTCCTACGTGTTATACATACAACGGTGTTGACAGTAATGGTGATACACAAATAGACATTTACCCTACTCCAGAAAAAGAGTACACCATTCGCTTTAACTGTGTTAAAAGAACAGGTGATTTAACTGTCGATGACGACAGGCTAACAATACCTAGCATGCCGGTAATACACTTGGCTGTTGCTTTACTAGCCCGTGAACGTGGAGAAACAGGAGGCACGTCTGCTCCTGAGTACTTTAAAGTTGCTGAGAATTATATGTCTGACGCTATTGCTTTAGACGCTCAAAAGCATCCAGAAGAAGTAATCTTTTATACCCCTTGAGGTAAAATATGGCACAAAAACTTAACAGTATAAATTTGGTTGCGCCTGCCTTTAAAGGGATCAATACAGAAGATTCTCCGCTGCAGCAAGACCCGTCGTTTGCTGAAATAGCAGATAACGCTGTAATTGACAAACGTGGCCGTATTGCAACACGTAAAGGCCATGATGTTATTACAAAAAACAAAACTGCATTAGGCACGGCAACTCTTAGAGCAATCAAAGAGTTTAAAGACGACGCTGGCAACACTAAAGTTTTTTCTGTAGGTAACAACAAGATTCTTAGCGGTACAACGACGTTGGCTGACGAGACTCCCGGTAGTTACACCATTTCTGCAGACAACTGGAAGATGGTCAACTTTAACGACAAAATATACTTCTTCCAACGTAGCCATGAACCCCTTGTGTACGATAACGCAGGAGGCTCTGTAATCAAGCTCAGTGCTGTTTCTGGGGCTGCTGGAGTTACTAGCGCCATGTACGGTAACGAAGTCCTAGCAGCGTATGGCAGGCTATGGACAGCAGACTTTGGTGCTGACAAGTCTACCGTGTACTGGTCTGATCTTTTGATAGGTCATGACTGGTCCGGCGGCACTAGTGGGTCTATTGACATATCTAAGGTATGGCCTGACGGTTACGACGAGATTGTATCGTTAGCAGCACACAACGGTCTGTTAATTATTTTTGGCAAGCACAGCATTGTTGTTTACGAGGGTGCCGAAACTCCAGCTACAATGGCCTTGTCAGATACTGTAGCAGGTGTTGGTTGCGTCGATCGTGACACTGTACAGCACACAGGTACTGACGTATTGTTCTTGTCACACACCGGTCTTAAGAGCTTCGGTAGAACAATACAAGAAAAGTCAATGCCTATGGCTAACTTGTCAAGCAGTATTACTAAGGACATTATTAGCTTGTTGCAAAACGAAACTAGTTTTTACCGGTCTGTCTACAGTCCTGAAGAAGGTTTTTATTTGTTAACTTTTGTAAATCAAAACGTAACTTATTGTTTTGACGTAAGAGGCACATTAGAAAACGGTTCTTACCGTGTGACTCGTTGGCCCGGCACAGGGTTTACGTCCTATGGTAGACTTGAGAATGGTAAGTTGTACATAGGCACTACGGAAGGTATTAGCGAGTACAGTGGTTACAGCGACAACGGAACTAAGTACCGTTTTAAGTACTACAGTCCGGGTTTGACATTTGGTGACCCTTCGCTGTTAAAAAGAGTCAAGAAGATTAGGCCAACTTTGGTAGGCGCTAACAGTGCCACAGTATTTCTTAAGTGGGCCTATGACTTTGACACAGCCTACAGAACTGCAGAATTTACTGTAGGTAACCAGCAACCTGCTTTCTACAACGAGGGCGAATACCCAGCTTATTCGGAGCTTTCGTCTTATGGAATATCGTCAACAGAAGTTGGTGGTGTTGTTATTGTTAATAAATATCTTGGTGAACTTACATCCGCCCCTACAACAGGGTCTGGCGGAGGTGCGCTACTTAACGGAGACAGTTACTTTAACAAAACAGAATCTGTTTACTACGTTTATATATCTGGTTCATTTACAAATTTAGAAACACTAACGCCTTCTTCTATATCAGAGTTTACGGGCGGTGAGCTAACGTCACGTAGGGCAGTCAACGCTACCGGTGGTGGCGGAGTTATCAACATAGGTTTGGAGGCAGATATTAATGGTTTTGCTTTGTCTCTTCAAGAAATTAACGTATTAGTTTTAAAAGGTAAAGTACTATGAGCAACTATAGTAAAACTACTGACTTTGCCGCTAAGGACAGTCTACCTTCTGGAGACAGCGGTAAAATCATTCGTGGCTCTGAATTTGAAAAGGAGTTTGATGCAATTTCTAACGCTATCGCTACTAAGGCAGACATAGCATCACCAACATTTACAGGGACAGTAACAATTCCTGCGCTGACGTTTACAGGTACACTGTCTACAGGAACAATTGACGGAGGTACGTACTAATGGATCCAGACTTTTTAGCGCTTTTAGGTTTAGGCGGAGGAGCCGGTCTTCTGTCGGAATCGTATAAAGACCTTGGCAAACTAGGAAGAGAGGCTTTTCAACGCTTTGGAGAAGGGTACACTGACCCCGACACTGGAGAGTTTACACCGGGTCTTGCTGGCGAGTTAGCAGGAATGCTGGAGTTTCAGCCTTACACTGTTACTACAGCTACTGGTGGACAGTTTGGCATGGCTACAGACCCTACTACAGGTCAAACGACTTACCAACTAGACATGTCTCCTGACGAACAGGCTCTTCAACAAGAGCTTCTTAAGCAAGCTACAAGCTTCTACGGTCAGGCGGCGACACCTTCTGAAGAACTTGAGCAGGACGTTTTGGGCCGTATGCGTGAACTTAGGGCACCTGCCGAAGAACAGGCCAGAGCAGAACTAGAGCAACGTTTAGCTGCTCAGGGACGTTTAGGTACACGTACGGCAATGTTTGGCGGAACTCCTGAGCAGTTAGCAATAGCTAAGGCAGAGCAACAAAGAGAGTCTGAAGACATTTTACGTGCCATGGAGTTTGCAAGGGCCGACCAAGACAGACAAGCAAAACTTGGTGCAGGAATGCTAGAGGCATCTTACTTGCCACAAGGTCAGTTACTGGCTGCGTTACAGCCCGGAATGACAACAGCAGAACGTCAGCGACAAGCGTTGTCTGAACAAGCACAGACTTACGGTGAAACCTATGCTTCAGCAATTAATGCACTACTTTCGGCTGGTATGGGCCAAGCAGACATTATAGGTAACGTAGGTTCGGGCTTAGTTTCAAGGGCTGCTGCTGGTCTGTTCAGTTAACATAAAGGATTAAATCATGGCACAAATATCATCAAATATACTTCAGGGGCTTTCGTCGCCTTCTTTTGGACGAGGGATGTTTTCCGTGGGTGAAGCTATTGGCGGTATCCCCGGTCAAATGAAGGCTAAAAAAAAGCAAGACAAGTTTAACGAAATCATGAAAAGAGGTCAGGCAGTTATGGCTTCAGCAGAGCCTGATCCTGTCGTTCTTTCTGGTATTGCTCAAGAGTTGTCCGCTTTAGGGTACACTAAAGAAGCGCAACAGTTTGCTGATGCTTCACGTAATCGGGGTTTGCAAGCAGCTCAAAGAGCTAGAGTTGGTGGTTTGCTGACTCAAGCAGGAACAAGGGCTGGAATTACGCCTGAGTTTGCACAACAGTACGTAGATTCCGGAGGCACTTTAGAAGAGCTTAGTCGGGGTAGGGAAGCAGGGAAGCAGTTTGCAGAACCACGCTTAGGTAGGGGCCGTGGTGAGCTAAAAGCTATGGCAATGCAACCCGGTTTCGACCCGACTAATCCTAAAATGCTAGAAGCGTACAAAGGAATAGCAAGAGCTTATGGGGTAAGTCCTTCAGAAGCTATGGACATTTTATCCAAAGAACGTGGTACTCAGGCTGAAAGGGCTAAAATCAGAAGCACCAAAGCAGGAAGAGCAGGCACAACTACTTTTGCCGGAGGAGACAAATACTTAGATAAAAGAGGTTTGGAGTATAGACTAACTGAAGTACGAGACCCTACAGGGGAAGGAGAAGTTAGGACGGAATACCAGCCTGTAGGTCACGAGATACCTTACGCATTTACTTTTAAAGACAAGGAAGGAAATGATATTCAAAACAGGCTTACTGAAAAAGGAGGAGCCTACGGCGAAACGGCGGCTGAAAGAACAGAAAGGTTTGAAGCAGAAAAAAAAATAAGCTCGCAGCTTGATATTACTAAAGCAACAACCATTGAAGAAGCTAAAGACTTTAATAAGCAAAAGATAAAAGCTGCGGAGCGACTTACTGCTGTTAATCAAGGCTTAGAAAAAGTAGACGCCATGTTACAAATTGTTGACGGTCTTAATACAGGCAGCACCTTAGATCAGATGATGGATTTAGTTCAAACAGCTCTTGGTTATAGGGAAACTGATCGAGGTGTTTTTGAAAAACTGGCGCTTCAGCTTGTTGCAGATAACATCAAAACCTATGGTTCTAATCCTTCAGACGGAGAACGTGCAGCAGTACAAGCAATGCTTCCTAGTCTAGAAAATACTTCAGGAATTAATAGGAAAATTTTAGAAATGGCTAGAGGCCGTTTCGCAAAAGAAAGAGCGGCTATTAACTACATACAGCAAGAAGGAATGACTCTTGAAAAATACGTAAAGTTTGTAGATGGTCTGTACCCTACAGCAGAAGATGGAGTTGATCCTGCAACAGGCAACAAAGTAGTTGACTTTAACGATATATAATAAGGCATAGACATGGCAGAACAAGAGTTGATGGACGTTAAGTTTGCTAATGGCAACGTCCTTAAAAATGTTCCCGTAGGTACGTCTAGAGAAGTTATTCTAGACAAGGCAATGAATGCTGGTATTATTACTAGCATGGACCAAACTCCCGGAGGTAAAACTGCAGGCGAAAAACTTAGAGACTTTAGTTTAGAAAACATAGACATCCCTGCTGGCTTTGCTGGTTCTTATGCAGGAGCCAAAGCTGCTGGTTTAGCTACTGGAGGAAATCCTTACGCTATCCTTGCAGGCGGTATTGTTGGTGGTGCAGGAGCCACTTATGGTGCTGAATCGCTAGAGGATTTTCTTCAGAGTGAAGAAATAGACCATTACAATGCAACTAAGCAAAGCTTGATAAGCGCTGGTATAGAAACCTCTGTGTTACTAGCCACAAAAGGAATAGGAAGACCTCTTGTTAATCTTATTAAAAGAAACACTTCACTTGGAAAATCTGCTGACGAAACAGCAAAGGAGTTATTAGAAAGCGCTCCTATGGGCGAAGCTGTTGCTGGAAGCGAAGAGTCTATTCGTGCTTCTCAAGCGCTTCTTGCTGACAAAGATGCCACTTTAACACCTTTTCAGGCTACTCCGGGGCAAGACAAAGCTCTGACACAAAGAATTGCTGATACTGGTATCCTATCTCAAGGAATAGGACAGAGAAATTACGACAGGGTTAATGAGGCTGTTCAAGAGCATTTTGACGAACTTCTTGCAGGCGTTGGAAGAGAGGGTATTCAGCCTTCGGTTTTAGGTGAAGAGCTATACAGTGTTATTAATTTAGGTCGTCAAGCAGCCTTTAAAGCTTACGACCAAGGGATGAACGACGTAATTTCTGTGGTGGGTAAGTCAAGGCTTAGTACTAATGGTTTTAAAAGGCAGGTTG